ACATCCGATATCCACGGCATAACCAATGAGATAGCCATGGACAAAGGTATTTTTGAGGTTGATTGCATATTGAGTCTTATCAATGTATTGCGTGATTGCCATATGCGTGTCGCTCACAATCGAACTTTCGATCAAAGAATTATTCGAATCGCGATGAAGCGATATGAATTTGATACTAAGATAATCGATGAATGGGCAAGAAAGGACAATCATGAATGCACCATGATAATGTCCAAGCCAATTTTAGAGTTAAATCCCAAAGGTCGATTTGGATTTAAAAGCCCCAAACTATCGGAAGCCTATGAGTATTTTATGGGCAAGGAATTGGAGAATGCTCACACTGCTTTAGCCGATGCTCGTGCATGCAAAGACATCTATTTTGCCATGAAGTTTGGATTACCCAATAAAGCTGCTTAATTAACCATGCCGTTTTTGCCGCCTCAAATTAGGCGGCGAAAATCAACATAAAGGATAATTTAATGCCAAAAACTAATGTGAATGATTTTATAGGAGAATTGGGGGCCGGGACATTCAAGGAAAAACTTTCCTATGTCTTGAGTGAAATTGCCAATTCAACTATTAACCATGGTGATAAAAAAAGAGGAGGAAAATTGACCATTGATTTCACGCTTAGAAAAGTCGGTGATCACGACCAAGTGGAGATAAGCCACAAGATCGTTCAAACCACTCTCACTAAGCGTGGCAAGAAGACTGAAGAAGATACCACTGAAAGCTTCATGTTTGTTGGCAAAGGCGGCGAAATGACTGTGGATGCTCCCGTCCAGGATCTCCATGGCCAAACCAACATTCTTAATCTCAAACCCGAAGAATAATTGCTAAAAGTTAACCCAATTATTCCATTCTTATTATATAGAGGAAATTATGAACAAAGAAACTTTAGAGAAATTGATCAATAGTGTCAATATAGAACCAATAATCGATCAAGTTAAGTCAAATGATTGTATTTTAGTGCCTGACAATTTCAGTGTTCAAGATGTCGAAAAATACCAAGAATTTCGAAATAGATACCGTTTTGCTTTTTCAACCACAGACATTAATGATTTTATTGAATATTGTGAAAAATTCTCTCAGCTAGGATCACAATGTCTTATCGACGACGATGATATTATCGCTCGTTCTATTTTTGATTTGGGTACATTGGAAAAACCTCTTCATCAAGAACATATGGCTTTGTTAATAACTAAAATGACATATGCTTATCAAACTATTAATAATCTTTCTCAATCATCATTAACTCAAATTCAATGCGTTCATATGATTGAAGATTTATCTGATTGTATTGAATTGTTAGATTTCCAAGAAAAAATATTATCGGAGCAATCAGCAAAACAGGCTTTTAGAGATATCACCATAGAAAAATACCATAGTATTTCTAATAGAGTACAAGATTTTTCAAGTTCTATGTCTTCTATGGAGAATATTGAAGCTAAAAATGATGTCAATCTTCCTCGATCTATTGTTATAAGATGCCAGCCTTACCTTCACCTACTGCCACAACATTTTACATTTGCAATTAGTCTTGATGAGCGCCACGAGGATAAGCCAAAATTTCGATTTAGATGGATCATGGAAGATAAACAAAAAGAAGAAATAAAAATGAAATTTAAAGCCAAAATTCAGGAAGGATTGAAAAAAACTCAATTATCGATTTATTCCGGAGTAAGCCTTTAGAAATTATTAAAAATAGGTTCATAGAATGCTCACAATTATTAAAGTTAAATTCATTATGAATAATCAAGTAAGAGCACTTTATGAGCCTACTTTAACTGTAATGCCTGTATTTTATATTCAAACAGATAATTTCGAAATTGCTGAATCATTAGGCATAAATTTACTTCAAAAAGATCATAATTTAGAGGATTTTGACAAAAAAGTGATGTCAATTTGTACTGTTCATACAATTCAATGATCCGCCAACCTTTCAAAAACAGCTCCTTTCAATATCAATTTGAATCTCAAAGGCCTTGTCTTTCTCCAATAGTTCAAAGTTTGCTCTGTTTCGCCAGTGACACTAGACAGCTCCTTCAAGTCTTTAAATCCAAATTTCTTGGCTTGAACGCTCGGTCTGTCGTCTTTCATGCTTGATATCTCCGTTGTAATAGTCATAATATATAACTAATTGAAGTTTTTTGGTATATATCTAGAAATGGCAAGCGAAGAAATTAATAAGATTGATGCTTTAATCGATCAATGCATAGAAGCCCTTGCTGATGATTCCGTCAATCAAGGCGCTAACGCATTGTTAGAATTGTCTATCCTTTATGCTAAATCAGGAACTCCAAAAGCTGCCTTCAATAATATTAGGATGTACATTATTAGTGAGGCCAAAAAATTCGATCAATGCCCTAAACTTATTGAAATGAAATTAAAAATAGCCGAAAAAGAAATGAGGAAAATAAGAAATAATGAGCGACCTAAATCAAGAATCATCCACTGAAGATAAACCAAAGGCAAAACCCGGTCCGAAACCTAAAGCCAAGATCGATGTAGAGAAAGAATTAATCGAATTTAAACAGCGATATCAAAATCTTGAACAACTGGTTTTAGAACTAGCATTGCATTCGGGATACAACGCATTAGTGCGGAAAAATCATTTTACTCCTCTTGTCGCCAATCCTCAGAAGAAATATCAAAATTAATATAAATTTCAAAGGTTAAATATGCCGGCCGGTAGACCAACCAGATATAAAAAACAGTTTAACGAAGAAGCTAGAAAGTTATGTTTGCTTGGCGCGATCGATGATGAAATAGCCGATTTCTTTAATATTCAAAAAAGTACTTTAAATCGTTGGAAAAAAAAATATCCTGATTTTTGGGACTCCATAAAAAATGGTAAGGAATTGGCTGATGCTGATGTGGCCGAGAGATTATATAAAAGAGCAATGGGCTATAAGGCAATTGATACAAAATTCGCCAGTTTTGAGGGAAAAATAACGGATTGGAAGCAATACACCAAAGAATATCCCCCTGATACGGTTGCATGCATATTTTGGTTGAAGAATAGACAGAAAGATAAATGGCGTGATCGCCAACAATTGGATATCAAAAGCGATAGACCTATTCTTATTGACCTTTCAGGTAAATTAAAAGAGAAGCTAGGTTATGCAACAACAGACGATTCTTGATTATGAAGCGGATGGAAGAGTACTGAACGATTATGTTCATGATGATTCTCCTCGTATTCTGATAATGGGTCCACTGGGTAGCGGAAAGACACAAGCCAGTTGTTATAAAGTTCTGAAGTTCATGACTCGTCAAATACCTAACAATGAAGGTGTTCGTCGTTCTCGTTGGTATGCTGTTAGAAATACCTATTCGGATTTAATGACCACCACCTGGAAGGATTGGATGGAGTTATTTGAGGATTTAGGAAGAGCTGTTAAAGGCGGTTCTGAACCTCCTACGCATTGGCTAGATTTTGACTTATCTGATGGCACACGTGTTGAATCTAGCCTTGTATTTATGGCAATGGATATACCCAAAGACGTTAAAAAAGTCAAAGGTTCCAACGCCACTGGTATGTGGCTAAACGAGATAAAAGAATTACCGTTCGAGATATTCAATCATTCATTTGCAAGGACGGGTAGGTTTCCACCCAAAAGGCAAGAGGGATGCACATGGCGAGGCATTATCGCTGATTATAATGCTTGTGATACAGACCATCCACTATATGAAAAATCTGAGGTAGAGCGTCCTAAAGGATGGAGCTTCCACATTCAACCACCTGCAGTACTCAGAGATGGAAAAAAACGTGATCTTTTAGGTCGTCAAGTCTGGAAGCTTAATCCAAAAGCAGAAAATTCAAACAATCTAAGAGATGATTATTATTCAGAGCAACTCAATGGTGCCAAAGAGGATTGGATAAAGGTAAATCTGGCTAATGAATACGGTTTTGTCGCCGATGGAAAACCTGTCTATCCTGAATATGTGGATCATGTGCATTGCATTGATGAATACAAACCTTCTCCCGATCTTCCTATTATCGTCGGTATTGACTTTGGTCGAACTCCAGCTGCAGCTTTACTTCAGAAAATACCCGCTATTGGTCGCTATATTGGATTTGATGAGTTTACGAGCGAGGATATGAGCGCTTCTAAATTCGCTCCCGAGCTGAAAAAGTATCTTGATTCAAAATATCCAGGATTCAAATTCGAGATATGGGGCGATCCTGCTGGAGATAAAAAAGGAGAGGCAGTTGAAGAAGAGCCTATGCTGATCCTTAGAAAACACGGAATCATGTGCAGGCCATGCGATACCAATAATCCTTTAGTAAGAAGATCTTCAATTATTAATCCAATGACAGATTTGAGGATGGATGGTAGTCCTGGATTCTTAGTGACCAAAGACTGTAAAACTTGGCGAAAAGGTTTAGCCGGTGGATTCTGCTATAAACGTATTCAAATATCGGGTGAAGAAAAGTACAAAGATTTGCCCGATAAGAATCAATACTCACACGTTTGTGAAGCCGGTGAATATGCTTTATTGGGTTCGGGTGAAGGGCGACAAGCTTTAAGGCCTAATCGACCTATGTTGAATACTAGTTTCATTGCAAAAATGGATTTTAATGTATTCGAATGACTCAAAAATCAGAAGTTGTGACTGAAGATTGGTACGTTTGCTTCAATCGATCTGCTACCAAACATTGGGTATTGGATATGCTAGAGCCACACTTTCAACATTGTTTTTTAGTAAAAAATGATGTTGATAGGTGGTTAGTTGTTAATCCCTATAACTCTTACACAGCAGTTTATACCGAATGCATGGACGAATACCCCTGTATTAGGGCATTAGCCGTTAATTGCGTTATTCTTAATGTGACTACACGAATAGAGCCACAGATCAATCAATGGCATTTGAATGTGTTTAATTGCGTGGAAGTGTGCAAGTCCATGCTAGGAATTCACGATTGGTTATTGTGGACACCCTATCAACTTTACAACAGGATATTAAGGCTAATACTATGTCAACCCCATCAGGATCAGGAGCTCGCCAACAAAAACGTCAAATCGAAGGCCAGCGAAAAAAAGAAGAAGTTGAGTTGGCTCAATCTGAGGACGAAATTGCAAGGCGAAGGGAATTAATAAGGTTAAGAGGTAGAGGTCGATCATCATTAATCTCTACCAGCTTGCAAGGCGTTCAGACTTTGGGAGGGCAAACCAATGCCTAAAGTTCCTAAAGGTTTTGGAACAGTCGAAGATATCAACATTCGAATTGAAAAATCACAGGCATTATGGGAGTTGTGGCGAAGTATTCACCAAGAAGCCT